CCCGCAAAAGAAAGAATGTGGCATAGGTTTTCAACCTTTGTTGTTAAACTTGTTGTTAGTTTTGACAACATGCCGTAATTTTGACAACAATGGCAGTAGTTACAAAAAAATCCTTTGCTAATCAGTGCGATATTGAAACTAAATATCTTTCCGTAGATATTAGCAGGGGGAAGGTTATAGTTAACGATGATGGTATGATTGATACCAGCAATCCAAAGAATCAAATCTACATTCAGAAAAAGTTAATGGGCAAAGAACCAAACCCAATTATCAGCACACCAGAACCTATAAAACCTAAAGCCGAAAAGATTAGCGTACCTCGTGGCAATGTAGCACCACAACAACCAAAGGCAAGCATGCAGCTACCCGATGGGATAACGGAAGGTGAGGTTAGCACAGCTATGCAAATGATTGAGGGTATGGATTACCAGCAATTAGAAATGTTGTATAAATATCTGCAAGGTGAAAAGTTAAAAACAGATATTGAAAAAAACAAAATAGACATTGAAAAAAAGATGGGCGTAGTTGTGCCGTCAGAACCATTAATACCTATCGTTAAACAACACAATCATTTTATTTTACAGGAGCAAAAAAATGCAGATGAAGAGTTATTGTTAGCAATAACACATAAGTATGACATTGCACCGAGTGATACCGCTTACTTACGTGGTGAGTGGATAAGGCTAAGGAATGATGCAGTTACTAAGGCTACCAATTTAACAGTCAAGTCTATTGAAGATGTAATTAATGACTATTCCGAAAAGAGAGGGGTAGGGCAAAGAAATTAACTATGCTTAACGACAACAACCTACTTTATTTACCGCAATTAGAACGGATATTAACGCAAGGTAATGCGCAAATATCCACTATCCTACCTGCTGATTGGGCAGAGGCTAATATGATAATGGATAAGCCAAGACCAGGAGCATTACGGTACAGCCAAACACCATATACAAAGGAAATTATAAATAGGTTTTCACCGTATGATGATGCTAGGGTAGTGGCGGTAATGAAGGGGGCGCAGATTGGATTTAGTACCACAGTGCTAGTACCTGCTATTGGTTGGATGATTGTTAATAACCCTGCTAATAGTTACCTTATGGTAGGTAGCCCCGACCTTATACCAAAGGCAAGTGAACGTGTAGATAAGATGATTGATAGTGCAGGCATAGCAAGTTACATACGTTCACAATCAGCACGTAGGGCAAATAGGAAAACAGGAGATACCGATACTAAGAAGGATTTTGCAGGCGGTTATGTGTCAATAGGTAGTGCAAACAATCATAAAAATATTGCTCAGGTAGATTTGCAATATATATTACTTGATGACTTAGACCAGATGAAGGGCGAAAGTAAAACAAGTGGTAATTTATTAAAATTAATTGAGAAACGTGCGGCAGCGTATAAGGATAGTTATAAGATGTTTCTTATAAGTACGCCAATGGAAAAACACAAATCGCTTATACTACCTGCATATCTTGAAGGTGATAGGCGGCACTACTACATAGAGTGCCAATGTTGCCATGAGCCTATATTAATTAAGTGGGATATAAGAGAGGGAGAAATTATTAACCCATTGACAGGTGAAACGGCAAATAATAGGGGCGGTATAACGTGGGATGTAGACCCTATAAGCGGTGAGTTAGATGAAAAAAGCGTAGGTTATTGTTGTTATAAGTGTGGCGGTTGGTTTAGTGATAAAAATAAATATGATTTTTTAAATGGTGGTATATGGCAGCCAACAGCAAAAGCGCAAAGACCGCAATATTACAGCTATCATATATCGTCATTATACGCCCCCTTATGGATGTTTGACTGGAAACATAGTGTAAGAGATTGGATTAAGGCACACCCCGAAGGAGATAAGCGAGATGAGCGAGAATATCAAGTATTTGCAAATACTGTATTAGGTGAATGTTATGAAGGTGAGGCTATAGAAACAAGTAGTAAGAACATACAGCGCAATAGGCAAGACTATCCATCGGGTATTATTCCCGAAAGTTTAAGCAGACAGTATGGCAATGGTAATATAGTTATGTTAACATGCAGTGCGGATTTAAACGGCATGGTAGATGATGCAAGGCTTGACTATGAAGTAGTGGCATGGGATAGGTTGGGTGCAAGTTGGAGCGTTATTCATGGCAGTATTGGTACGTTTCAGCGTGGCGACAGTGCTAATAAGGATAGACTTAAGATGAGTTATGAATATGGAAAAGAAAATAGCGTATGGAAACAATATGAAAAGGTATTAGATACTATTTGGCAGGTAGATACAGGTAGACAAATGAAGATAGTAGTAAGTGGATTAGACACTTCTAACTTTACTACTTATGCTTACGAGTTTATGGATAGAACAAACCATTATATTTTAGGTATAAAAGGAGATACCGAAAGTAAATTTAAGCGTAAAGCGGCAGATGTGGCACTGTTTAAAAGAGGGGCAAGCCGTTCCGATATGTGGATATTGGAAGTGAACGCCATTAAGGACATAAATAGTGAGTATATGGCTTTAAAGTGGGATAAGTCAGAGGATAGCCAGCCAATAGGCTTTATGAATTTCCCCCAAATATCTAATGATGGCATTTACAATAAAGCTAATTTCTTTGACCATTTCGAGGCGGAAGAGTGCATTATATCGGTCAATAGTGTAGGTGAAACGGTTAGTAAATGGCAAAAAAAGCACAGCAAAGTAGCTAACCACATGCTAGATTGTAGGATTTATAACATAGCCGTAAGGGATATAGCAGTGTATATATTTGGGGTGAAAATGAAAAAGGGTAAAGAGTTTAGTTGGATAGACTACTGTAACATGATTAAATAAATTTACCGATAATGTCGGCATAATGTGTAGTAATGGCGTTATAGGTGGGTAAATTTACACCCAAAGCAAATAATTATGTCAAATATAGGAGTAGGAGCAGAAAGGTTAAGTAGAGTAGTCGGCTATAATGTTAGTGCAGGCAATAAAGCTACCACATCTGCTAACTTGCCAATATCAATAGCCATATTAAGCCAAATAAATCAGCAAAATGAAAGCGGTTTTGATTTTACAGTACCTTATACTGTAACATCGGCACAGCAGGCAGGTGATTTGTTTGGTTATGGTTCGCCAGCACATCGCATAATGTCAATTTTGCGTCCTCAAAATGGCGGTGTTGGTGGTATTCCTACAATAGTTTACCCTATTGAAAAGGCGGTAGGTAGTGCTAATAACATTAAGTCAATTACACCAACAGGAACGGCTACAGGCAATGTAACACATACGATTGTTATTGCAGGTAGAAGGGCTACAGACGTACGTTATGATATAAACATTGAAACAGGAGATACGCCAGCAGACATATCAGCAAAGATATTTGATATGGTTGGCAGTTCTTTGAATGTACCAGTAAATGCAACGCTTGACAGTCCAGTAACACTCTGTAATTTAGCTGCTAAGTGGCGTGGATTGTCATCAGCATTTGAATTGAGCGTAGATACAAACGGAGATGCGGCAGGTATAACGTATGCAGTAGCACAAACACAAGCGGCAAGTGGCACACCATCAGTAACGGCAGCACTTGCAATGATTGGTAATCGTTGGGATAATATGATTATCAATGCAATAGGCAGCGATAGTACTACATTATCAGCGTTTGAAACATGGAACGGCATACCTTCACAGACAGCCCCAACAGGTCGCTATACAGGTATTATAATGCGCCCAGCTACAGTATTTACAGGTAGCACATTGGCTAATCCATCAAGCCTTACAAGTGCAAGGCGTAATAATTGCACAATAGCAATTTCACCAGCACCAAATAGTAAAGGGTTTGATTTTGAGGCGGCTGCAAACATGGTAGCATTGTATGCACCAATAGCGCAAAGCAATCCGCATATCGGTGCAGGTGGGTTAAATTACCCTGATATGCCAGTACCTTCAGACGGTGTGATAGGTGTGATGAGTGAATATAACGAACGTGATGCAATCGTTAAATTAGGTTGTTCTACAGTTGATTTGGTTGCAGGTGTTTATCAGATACAAGACATGGTAACGACTTACAGACCTATAGGCGATGCAGACCCTAAGTTTAGATTTGTACGTGATTTGTTTGTTGATTGGAATATCCGTTATGCTTACTACCTTAGAGAATTGCTATATGTAGTTGACAAGGTTATAACTAGCGATGGAGCGCAGGTAGCGGTAGGTAATACTATTACCCCTAAAAAATGGAAACAACTACTTGCAGCATTAGCGAATGAGTTTGAGCGTAGGGCGTTGATTGCAAGGGCTAGCTACATGATAGAAAATACTACAGTTGTAGTAAATTCTACTAATCCAAATCGTTTAGATACCGAGTTTGCTTATGAGCGTACAGGTGTAGCTAACATATCAAGTACAATGGCATTTGCTAATTCATATTTCGGAGAATAATACAAACTATAAAATAATTATACAATGGCAGTAATAGGTGGTGATATTGTCGATATATCGGTAGCACATGATACGGTAGGGGTATTTTCTCTACGTGCTAAAAGTAATGAAGACGCTACTCGTGATTTGGGTGGTTTCCGTAATAATGATGATACTAACGGCTTAGATGGTGGCGGTCAAAACATCATCATTAAAAATCGTTTTAGGTGGATGTTTGAGGCTACTATATCAAGTGATGATAATGTAGCTGAGGACATGCAGAAGATAGTAGCGGTGGCAGCTAGTCCACTAGAAGCTAACTTTACTTATACCTTTGCATCGGGCGTTACAATGGGTGCTACAGGTACGTTTGTTGGCGATATCCAAGACGCTACCAATACTGCTACTATGACAATTAAAATGTCAGGTGCGGGTCAATTAATCAAACTATAATTAAGTATATGAACACACAAATTAACAAAGACACAGCAACAGAAGAGGTAACTAAATGGCTTGAAACTATGCGTATTGCACCACGTAAGCGTGATGGTAAAACGGAGCAGATTAACAAGCTAATTGAAATGGTAATGTATGGTGAGGTTAGGTTTAATGAGCAAGGTAACCCAGTTCAAAAACTAGAAGAGCCACTACCAAATTATGAAGAGTTGGTATATGCGAATAGGATTAAAGTAGACGGTTTAATTTCGAAGGGTAAGTTAGAAAGTAGCGCAGACGCATTTACAACAACTTGTATTATGATTTCAAGTGCAACAGGTATATCGGTGGCATTGGCTAAGAAATTGGATATGAAAGATTTGGAAGTGCCAAGTGTTATTTTATCTTTTTTTCAATAAACCCCGAAGACATAAACAACGCTATAAAGACAGTAGTCAGAGAGCATCATTGGAAGCCTGCCGTAATAGGTGGGCTTTTTTTAGATAATTGGGATTTTCGGGGGCTATATTATTGGTATGAGGATATTGTGGCGGTTAATGAGGAGATAAAAGCACAAACAAAAAAGAAGTAAATGAACATAGCAGCATTAACCATACCAGCGATATTTACGGCAGTTGACAGGCTAACAGCACCATTCAAGCTTATGAATAGTTCTGTTAGCGGTTTTGCACGTAATGCCGAGGTAGCTGCTGCAAGGGCAGATAGGGCGTTTAATAAAATGTTACCTTCGTTTGGTGAAAAGACAAATGAGGTAGTTGATTATGCAAAAGGCATAGCTACGGTAGCTACTGCGGCAGAAGCTATTACATTTAGTGCCACATCTATACTTGATTATGAGGATGAGTTAGCTAATTTAAAAGCGTTAACGGGTGCAACAGGTGAGCAATTTGAGGGCTTTAAATTGCAGATTGCGGAGGTAGCAAAAGAAAGTAAAAAAAGTTCCGTAGATGTAGTAAAGGCATTTGGTTCGATTGCTAATAACATGCCTGAATTATTGGAAAATGCTAAGGACTTATCGGATGTTACTAAGGCAAGTATATTATTAGGCAAGGCGGCAAGGATGGAAACAGAGGCGGCAGGTAAGGCAGTAACTGACATATTAAATCAATACGGCAAAGGTGCTGAAAGTGCAGGTAAGTTAGTTGAAATGCTTGCGGCTGGTAGTGTTGCTGGTAGTAGTGAAATTAATGATACTCAGGAGGCTTTAAAGAAATTTGGTACAGTTGCAGCAAACATAAATGTAAGTCCACTTGAGTCTATTGCTGCTATTGAGTTGGTGAGTAAGTTTGAGAAGGGTGCAGAGGCGGGTACTAAACTAAGAAATATACTTTCCGAAATGGCTAAGGGTGAGGGGGCAATAACCCCTAAAGCTCTTGAAGTAATGAGGCAATACGGTGTAGATGTAAACAAAGTATCTAATACATCAGTTCCCTTTGCGGAAAGGCTTAAAGAGTTATCTAAAATATCGGGTGACACATCTGCTGTAATGCAAGTATTTGGTAAAGAAAACCTTGCATTAGCAACTGGATTACTTCAAAATGCGTCTTTATTGCCTGACTACATTAGTAAGGTTGATTCAGTAGGTGAGGCTACCCGAATGGCGAATGAAAATACTAATACGCTAAGGAATAAACTAGCCGAAACTGTAAATACATTTGTTACATATATAACTACATTGCAAAAAACAAGTTTTGGATTAAAAATAGCAAGTGGTTTTTTAGGTTGGCTTGCTGATAACATGGGATGGATATTAGATATAGCTGTACCATTATTGGGTATCTTAATAGGTGTTAAGGCGGCTATATGGGGTATATCATTGGTGTCTAAGGCAGCGGCAGCATGGACATTTGCCTATGAAATTGCGGCAGGCATAGCAACTATAACAAATGGCACATATGCCACATCTTTACTTGCTACTGAAGGGGGGTTATATGCATTGGCTATAGCATCAGGAATAGCGGAGGCGGCACAATGGTTATTGAATACTGCTTTTTACGGTTTCCCAGTTGTTTGGATAATTGCAGGCATTGCGGCACTAATATACATTATTGTTAAATTGGTGCAACATTGGGATAAAGTTAGAGAGGCTTTTAAGGTTGGGGGTATATTGGGTGCTATAAAAGAAATTGGAAAGGTGTTATTAGATGTGGTATTAGCACCACTACAGGCAATACTGTCAATTATAGCCAAGATAACGGGGGCTGATTGGGCTAAGAATGGAAAGATGGCTATTGAGGTATTCCGCACCAATATGGGTACATATACACCTGAAAAAGAAGGGGCAACAATGCCAGCAGTTAGCAGCAAGGTTACAGAGCAAAATACATTGTATGAAAGAATACAAGAAAGCAGCAAAAAAGAAAAGATTGAGTTATCTTACAACAATATGCCGAGCAATGTTAATGTAGCGGCAACGGCAGGTATAGCGGTTAAAGGAACTACTACAATGATGGGGGGTAACTTATGACGGACATAGAAATATTTGAAAGTGGTAACGGTGGCGAAATAAGGCTAAATGGCAGCGATATAAATACGGTTGAGGGTATCACCAACATGCCGTACTTATCATGCTTTGGTGGGGCTGATTGGTGGGGTAATGCACTATTACCCGAAGATGTAGGGCAACAGCATACAGCTACTACAGAGGAAACTTTGAGAGTAACACCGTTAAGTAGTTCAGGTAGACCAGTGATAGAAAGGGCGGTCTCTC